TCTACACTTGATAGATCAACCAGCATGAAGTCTTCTAGGTACTTTAGCTTGAATCCCTTCCAGTTCTTGATAGTAGCCTTAGTGAATTCTGAAATGAACTTCTCTTCATTTAGCTCTTCGACTGGCTTTCTGGTGTTTTTATCGAATTTTGTTGCAACACAGCGCTTACGTAGCGCAGTTAATTCTGGTCTTGAAAGATTCACTAGTTCGATTTCGAATCCCTCATAAGCTGGGTACTCTACCCAAGCTGACTTAGTGTCGACCATTAGTTCACTTAAATTCATTTATACTCCTTTGTAAATAGGTTTTACAGTTGTTGAATTGGTATTGAGTCTAAAATCAAAGACTCTGTTTATAATATCGTCTACACCTACTCGTTTGGTGTAAACAATTGAAGGTAAGTTAAATCTTAATAGCGGTACTGCGGCACCTATAGTATCATATATCTTTAAGTCTAAAGTGCTATTGACGCTAGTATCTTGGATTAAGGTACTTACATTTTCTGTTGTTATAAATTGGGTTACTGATCCGCTTACTCTTCTTTCTCCCACTGAATAGGTATTAGGATACGCTATATTATTTTGTAAGGAAGAATGAAGAGTGTTATAAGGAGACCAAGTTACCGAATTACTAATCTCTATGTTCATTGCTGCTACAGAGATCATCTCTACTGCGTTCATTTGAGTAGAAATCGCTCTGGCTACAGCATAAGACGCCGCTCCCTCGCTAACTGGAGTTCCCGGTATAGCTTGCGGAGCCGCCGCTGTTGAATAAAGAGATACTCTTGAGCCTGTGCCACTAACTGAAACAGTTAATATAGCGTCTCTCTGAATATTGAAAGTAAGAGTCTCAATTACACACTTTTCTATCTTATATATTAGATTGTCAGTTTCTACATACACATCAAAACTACTAATAGTTCCATTAGTATAGTTTGAACCTAATGTAAGTACTATGGGAGTAGTACTTACATTTTTTAGAGGCGTAGTAAAGCTAAAGTTAGCTACATTAGCTTTTGTTATAGTGGCCCCTTGATGTAGGTCATTTTGTGCATGCAAAGTCTTTCTGTTGTATCCCTGCTCATCAAATGTCTGAGACATAGATACATCTGAATATATTTCAATCTGGTGTCTGTTGCTACCCTCGACGATATATAGCTTTGCGCTTTTTTTAAGGTTGTACATATCTCAAAGAAAAGGGGAGCAAAAACGAATTTTTGCTCCCCGAATTTATACAATTATAAATTGTATAGTACTAAATGTCAAGAACTATTTTTTATACGCCTACGTAGCGAATTCTTGTTAGTTCATCTGTTCCACTAATAGTATTTGGTAGGGCAGTGAAGTTTACTTCGAATCCGATTACGTCGTCGATATTAATGCTAGGAACTTCTAGGTGGCATTGCCCCATATCGAACTCTACAGACGGAGCCTGTGACTGTCCGCCAACAAAGAGATCTAGTTCGAATCTATTTGTAACAGCAGATGTAGCTAGTAGTAGATCTTCGTATAGTTCGATACTTCCGTTATCTAACTCGTCAGCGTAGCAGGTTAGTGAACCAGACACTGAACGACCTCCAGTAACGTGACCAAGTGGTGTATTAACTACGCCAAGTGACTCAGGTGTTAGGAAGGTCATATTGTTGCTAATAGTGATACTGCCGCCAGTTAGAGTGATGCTGTATGTCTTATTAACTTGTGAAGGGCTTACACCAACTAGTCTTGCAGCGGTTAGACGGTTACGAATCATGTTATTCGTTGCAGTCAGTCCGATTCTAAGAGCGGCTGAGGCGTCATAGTTTGCTAGCTCTTCGATCTTTTGGCCCATACCTGACCATGAGATGGTTGCGATTCCATCTACTTCGAAGTTCATTGTGGCTTCGTTTACGCAGCATCCTTGAATTCTGTAGATTGTAGTGAATTCATCCGCGCTGAAGTTTGCTGAAGCCGCAGTGTTTCCGCCTAGTACGAAGTATAGGTTGAAAGTAGCTAGAGCTGACTTATTTGATCCTGCTGGTGAGAAGTCTAGGGCGGTAGCGAATGATGCTGCTGTACCGGCCTTTACTATACCTGAGGTAGCTGTGATTGTTCCGGTTGGGGCTGCTGAAGCTACATATGTTAGAGTAGTAGCAGTTACCGCTGTTACAGCAAAAGTTCCGTTAGGTGGATTTGTAGTAGCTGTTAGACCGCTAACATTTACCGCGTCACCTACTGAGAAGAAAGTTGAAGGGTTCGCACCTGTGAATGTTAGAGTGATGGTTGTTCCGGTGAATGCAGCAGTGAAAGTGCCACCAGTACCTGTTGTGCTATTTGCAACTACGAAGTTTCTGCTTCCTAGTAGTGAGTTCCATAGAGCTTCTTCTGGCGCTCTGTGGAAGCTGGAAACGATTGTTGGTCTAGCGTAGATGTCAAAGTTCCATTCTGCGGGAGCTAGTGAGTCATTGAAGACTCTCTGACCTCTGCGGCTTCTGCCGTTGACGTCGGACATTTCACTTAGAGTTACGTTGCTTGAATTTGTTGCTTGAGAGAATGAGTATCCATTTAAAACAGGAAGTTCCCAGAGAACACTCCCCTGCTCTAAATAAACCTTAGTATCCCTATTAAAAAATAGGTTTGTATCACCTACTGCCATTTTGATCTCCTAAAGTACCTAGTACTTTACTTGTAGGGTCATCTCTCCTACACCTAATGGTGCGAGGGCTCCCTGATCTGTGTCTATTAGTGTTATAATAATATCTCTTGTAGTACCTGTATTACCCGAAGAATCGATGTATGCCAACCTACCATTTTTGTCTAGAATTAATTCGATATCTTCGAGTAATTTTTCAAGAGCTATAATTGAGTCCTCTTCGTTCACATAGGCGCGAAGAATTAAATCCAGGTATCTATCCTTGAACCCACCGCCTTGGTGGACAATAGATTCCGGTCCGGCGACCAAGCATACACAAGGAAATTCTGTGATTTCATCCCAGAACTTCATTCTTGGATAGACCTGTTCTCCTAAATCTGTTGAGTAGCCGTTTCCATGACTAATCATCTTTAATTTATCTGAAAGAGCTTCTACTATCGAACTCCTTCTTGTTCTATTTATCTCTGACATTAGGCTCTCCTTGTATAAAATCTGCCTATAGCCATCTCACGTACTACCTCTCGTACGGACTTGTCCACTAAGGCTCTTGGATCCCTCTGTGGTGTATTCCAGGGAGATCTACCTAGTGCTCTATCAAAAACATCATAAGGATTTCTTTCGTAGTCAAAAACAAATGTAGGAAAACCCTCTTTAGTCTCTTCAACGTGAGTTATCTTTGCAGACTGTGCAAAACTTCCAGTTCTATTAACTAGGGACGGGTACCTCATGTTAGCAATGACTGTAGGAGTCAGTCTGGAATTTATAACTGGTAGTAGCTGATTCCAATTCTGTCTAGCGGGAATGGCTTTATCCGAAGTCTTTCTTTTACCTTTTAATACTACTCCAGAATCTATTTCAGTTTCGACCTGCACTATTTCTTTTTTAATAGAGCTAGAAGTTTTATATGAAGAGTTGGGAATATTTTTTACAGAAGTTTTTGCTCCGGCTTTTTTGCCTGTAAGTAGAATCTCATTTCTAATTATATCTATACCCGAAGGAGAGGAACTAAAATTTGCCCAGTCCGTGTCTCTAGCTAGAGCAGTTATCTGCTTTTTTATGGAGTTTACCAACGCGAACTCTTTTGCAGCTTGAATTCTTCTGTTTGAATCTACTCCTTGTTCCCTTACTAATATATCTCCTTCGAATGTTATACTTTTTATATTCTTGAGCCTTGGATTTGTCCTAACTTCTGCTAATATCTTAAACAGAGGCGACTCTTTTTTAGTTACTCGTTTCTTAGATGCCATGGCCTTCGCTTCTAGTTTTTCTAACATAAACTGTACGCGTTTTTCTGCTATACTATATCCCTCTGTATGCCCTATATCGAGTAATCCGCCAACTCTTTCTCCATTTTTTTCGTAACCTTTTATTCTTGGTAGAGCTCCTAACTCTTGTTCGTTTAAAATGAGTTCAGTCTCTAATATATCTTTTAGAGCTTTTAATGCTGGAGCTCTTTTTTTGTCTATAAATGACTTATAGACTGAAGAGGAGTTATTCTTACTTTGAATTCTAATAGTGAATATCTCTGAGGTTGAATTTATAATGTCTGTTGAAAACCTTGAGTCATCTTTGGACATACTACTTGAGATAGTATTAAAATAGGCTCTACAAGCTTTTTCTATTACCTCTTTTCTATAAGGATTTATCTCTATCTTTGGAGAATTTTTTGAGGCCAATTCTCCTGATACCTGATCCGTAACTTCTTTTAGTAAAGAAGAAAATTCGACTGTGTATATATGTGGCCTAGCATTTATTAATGCTCTAGGATCTTTTGGCTTGTCTGTCTCTGCTTCTCTAATTACTTTAGAAGCTAGATCATTTAGAAGCCAGGTTAATTCTCTCTTAGCCATTTCTATATAGATCCAGAACCCTTATTACGTGAGCGGGCCACTTGGAGCTACCCATTTTACTTAGTCCAGTATCAATAGTCGCAGCCCCTAGTGTCTTTCTCTCCTTGTACTCCTCTTTATGGTAGTGGTGTACGAGATCTAATGCTGCGATTTTTACATCTTCGGGCGTTGTTTCGTGTCCTGCGGTATAAGTAATTTTTACTGAGCCAAATCCCTCTGGCCAGTAGCCCGAGTGTTTAAATACTGTGTCTATAGCAGGGTCTACGTAATATTCAGTAGACACTAAAGTTTTATATGCTTCCGTATACTCATCCCTATATTCAACGAGGCTAACTGTCTTTACAGGCCATTCGTTAAGAAGTATAGCGTGCTGAGATTGCTTCACATTAAATACTTCTTGCTTAGGTACAGTATAATAATCTATAAAGGAGTGGCCGCAGTATGTCTTTACTAAGTTACTGACAGAAGCAATAATAGCAGTAAGCTCCTCATCGCTATCTGTTTTGGTTAACTTTTTATATAGCTTATAATCTGCTAATGTTATTAATGCTGGCATTTGGTACTCCGAAATAGAAAGGGGGCTGCTGGTAGCGCAGCAACCCCCTCCCATTGGCTTTTATTAACTATTATGTAGCGGCTGGATACTTGAAGCCGATAACTGACTTGGCGTTAGGAATGATTTCCTTGAAGCCTAGACGTTGTGAGGTTACAAGTACTCTGTGCTGATCTTCTACGCTGTAGTCGCTTTCTACAGTTACGCCACGCTGACGTGGGATAACGAAGTTGCGAGTGTTAACAGCTAGAGCGTAATACTTGCCTGCGGCTGCGTCTGGGAACTCGTCGCAAACCATTACTGGTGAGCCGAATACCTGACCTACTTCGCCGGTTAGCTTTGTAGCTTGAGTATTAACTAGGTTGAAGTCTTGGAACTCAGCATCTTCTAGTAGCTCGAAGTAAGCGCGTTGTGAAACGATGTAAGCTACGTCGTTTGCACGTAGACCGTACTTGCCCATGTTCTTACGTAGGCTTAGTAGGCCACCAGCAGTTAGAGCTGGAAGAGTAGCTGCTGTACCTGTGTTTAGGTCGCGGCTCTGAGTTGATGCGTATCTTAGTAGACCTTGAGCAGCGGTGATTGATGGATATGCGCCATCAGCGTGGCCGCCTAGAAGGATCATGTTTTCTACGCCACGTGCGTGCTGACGGATCATGGCTTCACGTAGGAGTGGAAGAACAGGCATGATTGCATCTTCTTCTGTTTCATTTCCTAGGTAGCTCTTAGCAACCATCTTTACAGTGCGTAGTTCGATTTCTGTTAGGTTGATACCGGCGCGGTTTGTACCACCACGGGCGTCTAGTGTACCTGTTGGGGCCGCTGCATCGGTTGATCCGGCATTTGCTGTGATTTCAGCGTATCCAGTGTCTGGCATGATTGGAACGATCATGCTTGCAGTGTTCATTGCGATTTCGCGGAACATTGGAGCAAGGATTAGCTCGTTCTGAATGTCGCGCTCAATGTTTGTTGAAACTTCTTGTTCGAAGTCTGCTGAAGATACTTGAACTGAAGAGTGAGCGTTAACCTTCTCTAGTAGTTGCTTAGCGAAAGCTGTGTCATATCCCTTGCCAGTAACGCGAGCAAGCAGATAGGCGTCTTCCATATCCTTACCGAAGGACTTCTTCCAGTCGGCGGTATTTCCACGATCTGAGAATACGCGCTTGCTGTTTGTAACAGCCGCGATTTCAGCGCTCTTTTCTGCTAGTTCTGAGCGTAGTCCATCTAGAGCCTTTGTTAGGTCTACTTCCTTGTCTTGGAAGCGCTTTTCTAGTTCGGCAGCAATTCTTTCTTCTGAAGTAGCGATTACCTTAGCGGCAGCTTCTGCGACCTTCTTCTCCATGGCTTCGGCAGCAGCCTTTTCAGCAGCTTCCTTAGCAGCCTTTTCTTCTACAGCCTTCTGTGAAGCGGCTAGAGCCTCGGCTACAGCCTTATTGATTAGATCTTGTGTATTTTCGTCCATTTTTAAATTCCTTGACGCCTTTTTAGCGCCCTCTGATGAGCCTCCGGTTTCAGCGGGAGGCTGACCACCTAGAGCATTGTCAAATTGTTTTCTGAAGTTTAGATAATCTTCTTGATTATCGAATGACTTGGCTACAGAAAATGTAGCGTCTTGATTGCAAGGTACAGACACAACTGATACTTCTAGAAGCTCTGCGTCCTTCACTATTAAACCATCAACAGACTTATCGTAGTCTGCATCCTTTATCAGAAAGCCGACAGAGAAAGTAGATAGAACACCTTCTTTGACTAGATTATATACATCTCCGGCACTCTTACTGATAACACCTTTAATCTTTAACCCTTTACTATCTGTCTCGATTTCTACGACTTTACCGATTGGCTTATCATAGTTGTGATTAAATAGTAGTATAGGATTAGTTTGATAGTTGTTTAACCCTCCACGAGTCCAAGCCGTAGATAAAATTCTATCAGCGGACCTATCCATGGCATTAGTACTGGCATATCCTGCGATCTTTAGTTCTGTTTCGCCTTCCTCTACTGATTTAATAGAAGAGTCGAGTTTGAAAATCTTTTTCATTTTTGATCCTGTAATAGCCGGAATTTTAGTTAAGGTAGAAAATTTATGTCCAACTAAAGTATCGGTCTCTGCCTCGTTACGGTATATCCTAATAAGAGCTGCTGGATCTTCTTTGGTAGCTTCTATAGAGAAACTGCTGTCTGGTATGCCTAGAACTCCCTCTCGCATAATATGCTCGATACGGCCTCTGGCTTTCCCTCCGGACGAATTCCATTCAACAAAGTCGCCTACCTTTAAATCAGTAGGAGCGGCTTTTTGTTCTATTTCCTCGTCTTCGTCTTCTTCATCAATATACTCTTTAGTGTAGTCTATTGATTTACCTTCTAATCGGTCTAAAGTGGCAGTTTTTGCTCTTGCCCACGTTTGGCCGGGGTCTCCTCCCCACAAGGCCCAAGCTACTCTTCCATTTGAAGGAAAGCCTGGTTCTCCGGGACTGAAACCTTCTCCCTGCTTGTCAACTTCGTGTCTGCTAAAGAAACTGTGCATTCTTCTAACTGTACTAGGAGAGAGTTCTTGTTTGTTAACGAGTTGTCTCGCTCTAGCTAAGCCTACTGGAGTGCCTCCGTCGTAGCCTTCTTTTCTCCAGTCCAAAGCTTTTTGAGCCTCTTTTGCCATACCGTCAGTTGGAGTGAGATCAATTTCTTCTCCTCCTACACGAGCCATATTATGCTCCCTTAGTTTTAGGAGCTGCCTTTGGCTTTTCTTCTACTGCCGGTGCTTCTTTTTCGATCTCTGGTTCTTCTTCTTTTTCGATCTCTGGTTCTTCTTGAACCGTCTGTTCTACTAAAGAAGGGATATAGGCTTCTTCGACTTTCATATCAAGCATATTCATGATACGAGGCCACGGACCTAACTTTCTTTTCAGAACCTGCATTCTAATAGGGGCATCTTCTGCCTCTTTGTATTGGTCTGCTGTCATTACTCCGCCTTTAGAGGCGAAATAATCCCTAAGCTGTTCCACTATAACTTTTCTGCTCATTATTAGTTTCCTGTATCTGAGGGTCTTCCGCCCTGGCTTGGGTCTGCTGCGCTACCCGCGATGTTTTGCGGGATTCTGATTTCGCTGCCTTGCCCATCAGGTAGAGGATCCATTCCCATACCAAGTCTAGCTTCGTCAGGAGATATAATCCCGCCATTAACTAGAGTTGAGTAGTATGCTGCCTCATCCCTTAATTCAGGCTGAAGTGCTGGAATACCTGCTACATCTTCATAAATCTCGAAACCGAAGTACATTTGATATGCTGAGCTTATCTTATGTATGATCGGTAAAATTGTTTCTAGGTAATACAGCCTATGATTTGGTCTTATATTAGCGTTATTGCCGCTGTCTATTAGAATAGGTGGCACACCTAAAGCTTTTAGTATTACCTTCTCGTTTGATTCTATGGACGTTGCGAAGTCTAGATCTTTGAAGTTTACATTAGAAATCGAGTCGATCTCCATGCCTCCGTCTAGAATCATTGGATTTCTGCCTCCGGACTGCGGTCTGTAGCTTTGCTTCCATTCTTCTTTCATCCTGTCTTTGATACGAGGGCTTAGAACATCTGGAGACTTTATAACTAGACCGGGTACGGCTCCGTTCTTAAAGAAGTTGTCTTGAAAGTCTCTCATAGACTTCATTAGCTTCATAGTACGTTGCGCGGGTCGTAGTCTCGAAGAGCCTCTATAAATAGACTGAGAATTGTTATCTTTAATATGAATGATTTCTTGGGGTGTATAGTCTATTACACCATTGAAACTATACTTTTCGACATATGTCTCTTCATCTGCGTATATAGTTACCTTATTAGCAGGTAAGTGATACAGATGAGCACCGTCGTAATAAATAAAAATATTTCCGTCTAGAAGAAAATCCATAACTAGGTTTCTTCTGAAGGAATCTATATCTTGGTAAGGATTGGGCTGGTAATTTAGTAGAGTGTCTACAGTCTTTCTTTTGACTCCAGCCGATACCGGGAATCCCACTTTTTCAGTACCTATATGGTAGTTTATCTCTGAAGTATCGTCAATGAGCATGTTTACTGCTCTGTTCACGATCTCAAGATTCTCATAGTAATAAATATAAGTACGTTCAGGTTCTAACGAAGGGCTCTCGGATCTATCTTGGGCTATCCATCGTTGAGCCGGGTTTAATTTTTCAACTAGCCAACTTCCTAGCTTCATGTTTCTCCTTTTGGATCTTCACCCAGTTCTTCTGCTTTTCAGCAGTAGTCAAAGCTGGATCCTTTCCATATACGCTATGAAGCTTCATATGATGCTCATGACACAGAGTTACAGTCTGGTTGTAGACTTTATCTTCTTCTTCCGAAATGAACTCATCTCGAATTTTTAAGATATCGTCAACTACTTTGACTGCGTAACCTTTCATTTTGCACCACTTATTAAACAATGGAGTCATTGTATAATAGTGGTGAAAATCGAGATTCTCTGTGGTACCACAAATTTCACATTGTGCCCCTTTTTTGTATCTGGCCTTGGCTCTATCCCTAACGTATTTGATAGGGTCCCGTAATAGGGTTGCTCCGGACATAACGTCTCCTTTTTAATTTCTCTGATTATATTATTTCGAGGGCCGAAAGTCAAGGTGCAAATTACCGAAGGTACGGTATCATACCATTAACCGAATGTTTGGCCGTCGATAGTGTAAGTAACCTCCTGAATCATCTGCGTGTTACCAACTTTTTTTGGTACACCAGTATCATCAGTTAAATATGCTTCTGCATAGCTCCCGTTTTCTACATAGTAAAAACTATTAGGCATAAGCTCTAACGGTAGGCTAGTTACTTTGAAGAATTTTACGTCTGCCATCTACCACTGTACCTCCTGCCACGTGTTAGCTCCAGCTGCGGAAATTGTGAACACGGCTGTAGGTATGACTGTTCGTGGCCCGCTAGAAGGAGCGATTTGATCCTCCGATTCTAGTTCTCTTCTTTCGCTATGTAACCAGTCTATCTCAGTTGCAGGAGTATAAAACTTCCACGACAAAGTAGTGCTTGGTTTTAGCTGCTCCTGCATTTCTATCATATTACGCTTTCCTTAATAGTGACCCTTTTAGGTACTCCCTTAAAGGTCATTCCGTCTATAACGTACTCGTAGTTTACATAATAAATACCGGGCTGCAATGAGTTAGTATTTACAAGTTTAAATAGATATCCATCAGTTACTTCTGGGCTTGTATAATTTTCAAAAGTTAAAGTAGCAGCAACGGGTTCTGATTCTAATGGAACCTCGCCTCTCTTAGACTTCTTTAACTGAACCGCTAGTCCAGTTATTAGTGATTTGCTTCCCGTCACTGTAGCGGGTATTAAAAGGCTTTCGCCCTGAAATATTACATACATTAAAAACCTCCTATGCCAGTTTTATAGCTATAAAGCGCATACCTGATAGCATCGGCCATGTGCGAGGCATCATTGTGTAGGGGCTTTTCTTTTTGTAGAGATTGATTTGGATCCCACTGATACTGATCGAAAGCATAAAGAACGTGCTTAAGATGCGGAGGAACTACGATCCTATCATTATCCGATAATGACGCAACATAGCCGATACCATCTAGTACTGATTTCTTTGCGTTCGTTGTGGGAATGTCGTATTCCTGTGCGAAGTCATATCGCTGCTGCTGGTTAGCGGAATCAATATAGATGTAATCTATAGACCACTTATGCATCAGCCTCTGAATTTCTTCGGCGTGTCCTGAAGTAACCTTTTCATTGTCTAGATACTCATCTAGGATGTAGAACTTTTCGGTTTCCCAGGAGTAAGCCACTACTACCATAGCTGTCGGATCTCGGAAACCTAAGTCTAGACCTGCGAATATATCGCACTTCTTGAAGTTTAAGTCGTCGAAATCTGTTACACAGTTATCTTTGAGGTTCCAGATCTTTCCTTCGAATATGGAGAAGTCTGCCTCATATTCCTGACGGAATTCGGCCTCGCTCATGGAGCGGCGGGCCTCCGCAACGTCAGATTCAGTCATTCTAGGATTATCTTTCCAAGTGGCCTTTACTGAGAACCACTCTGGGAAATCATCTCTGAACCCGCGATCGAATAATTTGGAAAACCAGTTATTCTTACCACGAGGAGTAGAAATAAATAGTGCCTTTGAGTTGGGCTTGTCTAGCGTCGGTCTTAGGGCGACGTTAAAGGCCTCCATCCCGTCCGTAAGGGCTGCTTCGTCGAAGATAATCAAATCATAGGAGCGTCCTACGCAACTATCCACCTGATTTACCGAACCGATACGAATTGTAGATCCGTTCGATAATTCTATAACCTTGTCTTTCGCGTTATCTTTTGATACCTCTAGATTAAACCGCTTTATCAGCGATCTCTGCAAATCGAAAGAGATCTGCGATAGAGAGTAGTTGGGGGCCATGATCAAAACACTAGACCCTGGGACTAGTGAGACGACCTGGCCCACAACATTAGCGATATAAGTTTTGCCTTGACGGCGAGACAGAGCAGCACACCCAAAGCGATACTTCGGGTTATTTATTCCGTTTATTAAAGCTATCTGGGAAGGTAATGGATCAACCTCTAGCTCTCTTAAGTAGTTCGCTATGGGAACTCTCATAAAAGAACCAGGATATTGTACTATTACATCCGTGGGTATGTCTGCTCTGCTTACAATCATGCCATTTCAAAATGAGGCCCATCAATGAATGGTCTCTTTCCCTCTTTTCTGCGCGTATCAATATAATGATTCATGGCCTGTTCCATAGTACCATTCCAGAGTCTAATGTCTGGGATGTTCCATGCGGCGCCCCAACGGAGTGGCACACCAAGTTCTTTGGCAGCCTTAGCCATTGCATCTGCGATATTGTCATATAGATTTAGTTCCCAGCTAACCTTTCCGTTTACATAGGCCACTAAATCGACTGCTTTTCCATCTATGTGTTTACTTTTCATGGTCTGGGACTTCCCAGCTGCCACGTATTTTCTTTGAGTCTCTATTGAGCGAAGACCTTCGGTTACTCCGAAGTCTACAGTAGTTAGTTGGATTGCTCTCCTTACTACTGCTACTAGTTTAGGGTCTACCCCGTTTAGCTCGTCTAGAGATCTTTGGCTTAGCTTAAACATTCTCTTGCCTCTCTTCTTCTTGTGTTACACCTTCGTCCGTTATAGACACTCCGTCTTTACCGGCACTTATCCTTCTCTTTACTAGTTGAGCTATGAACCCACACATTATACTAAATATCTGAATGTGAGCCATTACAGCAAGCCAGAACACATATTGTAAATTAGTTGATACCATCCATAGGCCTAGAAACGCGTATATAGTGAAGATTACAGCCGCTCCGAACATCATCCATAAGGCTATATTCTTCCGCTCGTTCGTCTCTAGACTTAGCCAGCTCATTCTGCCTCGTCTTCAAATAGAAGAAATTCTCCCTCTTCTTCTTGCTCGTAAGCTGGTGCTGGCGCATCTACAGGAACTTTATAGACTAGGTTTCCCTTCTCGTCATATCCCTTTCTATGGCCTCTTTTAATGTATTCAGTAATCATTTAAATATCCTGCAACACGTTTTCCGATCTGGGAGGTTTTAGTAATCGCAACCTGATCTTCTACAGTGTTTCCTTCTGAGAACCCTACAACTATTATACCTATAGGATAATTCAGTAAATTTACTAGTGGACATACTACAGCCCTATTTAGTCCGTGATTATAGAAGTATCTTTTTGTCGATATATCTATTGGATCATATAAAACTGTGCACTGTGGCCTGTCTATTTCCTTCCACACCATTCGAAGGCTTCTATTCATTGAAGGAATTGGCTCCTCTCGCGATTCAGCGTGAGAAGTTCCCTCCATTAAAGGATCAGCTATAAAAGTGGTAGTTGCCTCAGTAAAAGGAATACCAGTTAAATCATGTCTTCCATTATGAAACTGCTTAATAAGTACGTTGTCCGCTCCTAGTTCTACTCGTAAATTTTCGAGAGCCTCGTTCACTAGATCCGCACTATGTAGCTGTCTCTCAAATCTTGCTGCTTCTTCTTCGGGTGTGATTATCATTTTCTCTAGTGCATCATAGCTTCGGTATCCGATATATGCTGCGACTAGTAGCAAAAGGGCCAGTAGAGTCTCTACCGGCCTTCTAGACAGGGAGATAATAAAGCTCCTTAAAGCGTCACTTAGCTCCTTTATCATTGTTGAGAAGTTTCTCCATCAACTGTCCGTAGTTTCCTTGCCCAAAGTTAGCTATATTGACTGTGGGTCCTGTGTTGTCATTCTTCAGCTCGTCTATACGCATCTTATGCGCGAACTGAAGAAGGTCGAATAAATCTTTAGAGGTATAAATACCGCTTTCTTCGGCTTCCTCTATCTTAGCGTCTATCATTTTATCGAGAATCTGACCTAATCTATGCTTATTTCTATAGCCTCGATCTAGGTAGACGCCTGTTATATAGTCCTTGACGTCATTGCGCTCCAAAAGCTGCACAATTTGATACTCCGGTATCTGGAGTTGCTCAGCCGTATCCTTAGCAGAGCCATAGGTTAAGTAAGCGTTTACAATGTCAAGGGCTTCTGGAGTGAGTGCAATTTGGGTCATAATATGGAGTATACCAATATTAGGATTGCAAGGCAAGCTTTTTTTGCGCTAGGGCATCATATGGACCCAGCGAACGAGCGAAACCGAAAAAGTTTCTTGACTTTTGAAGTCATTTACAGTATATTCTCTAGAGAAAGGAGAAAAAATGAGTCAAATTATTGATAAAATCCAAGCCGAGACTACTGGCAGGAGGTATACGGGCGAATCCACGCCACTACTATCAGTGACCGAAGAATTTTACAATCCAGTAGAAATCAATCCTTACCTCACCGAGTATTTCGTCGGCGTTAAGTTTGGACATACCGTAAGAATCGAAGAAGGCTCTAAGATCGACGCTACTCACGTAATCAAGAAAGCCATCACAGAACTCATCTTCGGAGAGTTTCGCTCAGATCTAGTTAAACTTCAATACCAGCTCTACGATCGAGACTTCGACGAAGCACTAAAAACCGCTAAGAGCATCGAACAGAGGATGTTTTATGATAGATAATAAAATGACTATTCCAGTCAGCGATAGCATAACTATTAGTAGTGCTAGTATGGCTCCTAGTCATCTAATCTTTGGGAATGTAAAGATCGACTGCAAGACTGGCGAAGTAACCGGACTAAGTGAAAACATTACAGAAGACGCTAGATTCTTCTGGGAACAAGTAAAGGAGTATATCATTGGAAAATGAATGGCTAGACATTGCCTGCATCAATCACGAGAAGTATATCGTGCATGGGCAGCTAAGTACGATAGATGGTCAAACGCAGCAGATTGAGCAAACTTTAACGCCAGAACAGAAGTGCAAGGTCGACGACCTTTTCTTTAAACACGAGCGTGAAATGCGCGAGTTACTAAAAAGTTTTGTATGCGTGTAGTAATAGCTGGTAGTCGTGGTATCACGGACTATTCAGTTTTAAAGGACGCGATTGCTCAAAGCGATTTTTCCATTACAGAAGTAGTGTCCGGTTGCGCTCGGGGGGTTGACACTTTGGGCGAGCGATGGGCAAAAGAACACGGTATTCCAGTGAAACAGTTTTGGCCTGATTGGGGCCGGTTTGGGCGGGCTGCGGGCAAGTATCGCAACTCTGAAATGGCCGAATACTGTGACGCTGGAATTATTCTCTGGGATGGAGAGTCAAAGGGAACTTTGGACATGATTGACAGAATGCGTCGTCGTCGGCGTCGTTGTCTAGTATGTAACGAGCTCGGTCAGCGTGTTGTTGCTTTTTAGCACCTTTTTGTGAAAATATACCCCGTGGGCCGCGTGTGGGTTAGTCCCAGCATACGTGTAACTAACTAGTCTAATAACCGCCCCCATCATAGCACAGCTCATACACTATTGTCAAGAGGAAAAATTATTTTTCTGTGAAAAAATATTTGTTGACATAGGGCAGGGCAAGGGCTAAGACTAGGGCATCAAGACGGAAGGAATACCAAATGGAATTGTTTCTGATATTCGCAGCGTTTGCTATGTGGATTAGCATTCAGGAAGATAAGGCTTTTGCAAGGGGTGAACGTTATGACGTTTGAGAATTGGCTTGAAGCGGTCGATAAGGCTTTCATTAAGATTGTCGGCCTTGACCGCGATTCGTGGCCGGATCAAGATTACTGGTCAATGTGGGATGCTGGCGATACGCCTATTGAAGCGGTGATTGCCGCAATCGAAAACGAATATGGTGAGGAAGGCTTAGAAGCCTTTGGATTGGAGACTGCATAATGAAAGGCTTTGTTCCCGTCAATAAATCCGCTCTTTTGGAGATGGTTGACAATTGCCGCAAGGTTGTAGCCAACGATATGGCGGCCAACACGGCTAAACTGATTGACAAATTCGTTTCAGAAGAAAAGGAAAGAATGACAACCCGCCGCTGGTATCGCCTTTTTATTCTGCCAGCCGCCCGCTTCAACTTCGATGAAGCAAGCATTAGGGCCTATGCCGCTGCTATTGATTATCCCATATATGAATGGGATCCTTTTACTAGCATGGAAAAGGATGCTGCTAATTCTTATGCTTGGCTTGATCGGGTTGAACGTCTGGCCGAATGCGAATATGCTGGCGAACCGATTCAGCTTGATATGAAAACATTCCTGCGGCTCTCCGAACCGGATAGGTATTTCTGGGCCGAATATATAAGCCTTTACTATTCGGTTCGATAAGCGATTAAGCCCTTGTAAATCAAGGGCTTAATTGGCGCCGATTATAGCACACCCTGTCAAGCGCGTCAAGAGGAAAAATTTTTCTTTTGTGGAAAAAAACTTCTTGACGGCTAAGGCGATTGTGGGCTAGAGATTGTTCATCGAAACGGAAGGGAATACCAAATGGCCTATGTAATCTTTGATCTGGATGGCACGGTGATTGATTCGACTCACCGCCAAGCCACTAAGGCGGATGGTTCGCTTGATCTTGACCATTGGTTTGAGAACAACACGCAAGAAAAGATTCTTGCGGATTCGCTTCTGCCTCTGGCCGACACTATGCGCGCTCTTATGGCTGCCGGCCACAAGATTGTCATTTGCACGGCACGGGCAATCCAGCCTGCCGATAAGCTTTTTCTTGCTATCAATCGCCTTGCCTATGATGCTTTGCTGCATCGCGAAATTGGCAACATGGAAAGCGATGCATCGCTTAAGATCCGCTTGCTTGAAACGTATTTCATCGCTGAAGGTTTCGATAATGCTGCACAAGCAAAGGCAATCATGTTTGACGATAATGTTAAGGTGATTGAAGCGATGCTTTCAATCGGCATTAAATGCTATGATGCGACTAAGGTTAATAAACGCCTAGCGGCATAAGAGAAAAGCCCCGACAAGATCGGGGCTTTTTTTTTTTGCTTATCGCGCATTTTTCCTATTGACAGGGCCTGGCCCGATATGTTATAATGGGAGGATGCGCTTATTGCGCCAAAGCGCCGATAGGCGCGCCGAAATTATAGCAGGTTTCCGCGAGGCTGTCAAGCAAAAAATGAGCCCTGCATACGTATTTATTTTCGCCTCTCCTGCATTTTTTTCTTGTCAGGCTGCTAATCGCTCGGTATAAGGGGACATCAAGAGGGGATGGGCCTCTCGCGATAAACAAGGATTGATTTTTATGACTAAGGTTGCTGAAAAGAACTATTCGGAATCGCAGGAAGCCGAAATGCTCGCCGCTGGCATCATTGACAATGCTAAGGCTCTGGAATTCGCCGCTCGTTTCGGCAAAGACGTTCGCTCGATTCGCGCTAAGGCGGTTCGCATGGGTATTTATAAGGCTGCCGAAAAGGTTTCCAAGACTGGTGGCAAGATCGAATCCAAGGAAGCGATTGTTGCCGATATTGCCAAGATTGTTGGCAAGAATCTTGACGGACTCGAAAAGGCTCCCAAGACTGCGCTGCAAATCATTCGCAGCAAGCTTGCTGCCTAAGCAAGATCCAAAGCCTAAAGGCGGGGAGAAATCCCCGCCATTTTTTTTTGTCTTTTGCGAATTTTTCCTATTGACAAGGGCCAGGCCGCCGTGTTATAATGGGGCGACAGCGCCGAAATTTGGCCCATTGGCGCCAAAATTATAGCACGAATCTATATCACCTGTCAAGCGAAAAAATTCGATTAATGCGATTTTATTAATCGGAAATTCCGTCTTGTAATAGGGCTGGAAATGCTTATATTGGGGACATGGAAACGAAACAAGGAAATCAGGAAATGCAAAAGGAAACCAAAATGCAAAAGGTTATCAATAAGGTTCGGGCTATGCCCGCTCCCGAATTGGCTGGCTGGCTGGCAATGGTGATGCTGCATAGCAATACTATTCCCACGACAATTGCTCTTATTCTTGGCTATAATGCTATTCTGCCGCCACTTTCAATGGTGCTTTTGACTTGGGCTGGTCTTGCTCTTTATTTGTGGCGCGCAGTATATCAGCGCGATACGCTCTATATGGTAAGCAACGGGATTGGCTTTGCTCTTAATTCTCTTTTGCTTGCAATTATTGTCTTTCCTTGGGGCTAACGCCCCAAGGCTTTGAAAAGAAAGGAAAATATCATGGAACTGACTCTTTCCGCCGAAACGCTAGAATTTCTTAGCAATGAATTGGAAGAAATGCTTTGCCATTGCGACCTAAGCGAAACGCAATGCGACGAATTAGCCGCGCTGCTAAATTTTCTCGACACGCCCCAAGCCGATCGGCTTAACCTCTTGAAATAAAACGCAAAAATAAACCCTTGTTTTTCAAGGGTTTATTGGCGCCGATTTTAGCCGATTTTTTCCGCCGCGTCAAGAGAAAAAATTTTTTATCCACAGATACGTTTTTTTCGCATTTGGGGCTTGCAATCCCGCTAGGGCTTCCCTATATAGGTAAGGTCAGAAACGACAAGGAAACAAGAAATGGCTAAGGCTCAATATTTTCTGATTATCGACACGGAAACCACCATTGGCGATAAGGTCGCAGACTTTGGCGCGGTTCTGGTCAATCGCAAGGGCGAAATCCTGCACAGCGCGGCATTGCTTGTGCGCGAATTCTATCTTGACAACGAAAATTATCCGCTTTTTCATGACACTAGCAGCGATCCGCTCTGGGGCGCTCGTAATCTGCCCGCTCGTTATTCCGCTTATAATTCAATGCTTTCGGATGGTCGCCGGATGCTGGCGAGCGTTCCCGCAATCAATCGCTGGCTTGCCAAAGTAAACGGCAAGTATAACCCGATTGTCACCGCTTACAATTGGGCTTTTGACAAGAATAAGCTGGGCAATAGCGGAATTGACGTAGAAATGTTCGAGCGTTCATTCTGCCTCTGGCACGTTGCCGCTAATAAGTATGCTAAAACAAAGGCTTATCGCCAATTTGTTCTCGATACTGTTGGCTTCAATGCTCCGACTAAGCACGGCAATATGTCCTATCATACTAATGCCGAAATCATGGCTCGTTTTATTCTTGGCAATCCTGAATTGCCGAATGAGCCGCACACGGCATTTGAGGATGCTAAGGATTACGAACTGCCTATTCTTAAGGCTATTCTTAAGAATACTCC